TAGCACCGCCTCTGCCTCGGTTAGTCTTACGACTCTCAGCTTTAAACGAACCGTCAGGTTGTTTAGAGGCATCGACATTCTTTGATTTAATCTTTAAGCTTGCTCTAGCTTTTCCGTGTGCTCTCTTATACTCATTCGAGTGAGCGTATTTACCACCCGGACTATTGTCTTTAACGTGTTTAGCTCTTGAGGCTTTATTCTTCCGATAATGCCTAGCTGTTTTGCCTAGTTCTGCCATAGAGTCTGTGTTGTACGAGTTCTGGGTCTACTTTAGGTATGATAGAAGCTAACTTGTCTAATGGTGTACCCTCAAGGGCTATACCAGTAACATCATTAGTCTTTAACCAATCACACGCTGCTTTTAAGTCTTGGGTAGTAGCCTCGCCACTACGAACTCTTTTTAGGAATTCTTCAGTGACGAGATTATGAAGTTCATTAAACTTTTCTTCCTTTGCCTTTGGCATTTTTCTTTTCTGGTTTTAGTTTAGCTACTTGTCGTTGTCCTATAGAATAGGTTTTAGAACCATCTTCATTGTATGTTTCAGCCATAACCTTCCTTAAATGATTTGTCTAGTTTTTTAGCTTTTATTTTTACATCTGGTAAAGGACCATAGAAATCTCTTTTCTTATCTGGTCTTGTATTTTTTGGATTAAACTTTTTTACTCTTGTGCCCATTAGGTTAATAGTTTAGTCTTAACAATTTCGAGTGCTTGGTCGTCTAATTTGTTATCAGTTCTAGCTACATAAGCTGTTAGTAAATCAATTACTAGCTTCTTAACTGAGTCTGATTTCAAGAAGGCGAAAAGGATGGGCTTGATAATTAGGATCATTATTCTTCGGATTTAGATTCTTCTGCTGCTTTTTCTGCAGCTTCTTTTTGTTCAATGAAAGAAGTTTTAACTTCGGGTTTCAGGTCATTAGGACCATCTAAGGATGCTTCTGCATTCTTGTTTTTATCTGTAAATGAACTCATTTTTCAGTTTGTTGTTTTAGACATTTGTACTTTTGTTCCTCCCAAATAAATCTTTTCTTTATAGGAGTACAATCATTTTCTAACTTTTGTTTAATTGCAACTTTCTTTGCTTTTTCATATGCAACTATAGGGACAATATCACTACACATCTTATAGACAGGAGATGATTCAGCTATCATGAAACCTTTACGCTGTAATTCAGCACATCTCATGGCTCTGACTAATTCATAGTCTAGACGTTCTTTTGCTTCTCGTCTAATAGCTAAACGTCTGCAACTTTCTAATCCTTTACGGTCTAAAGGTATCATAAAGTTTATCTGTCCTCCCCAGTTTTCAGATATAGTGTAGGTTCTTTGTTTCATGTGTTCGTCAAATGGTACTGTATGATTACCCATATAGAATGGGCTAAACGTCATAGTAGCACCATTACAACTGATACCATCACCATAATATTGTCTAGACGGTGCTCCATTATTCTGGAATTGCACCGCCTGATTTGTTACATTCCCAGTAGCTGCTGCCACTGGATTTGAAGTGTTATTAGTTTCACCTTCTGCTTTGACAGGAGCTACTGAGAGAAGACTGACAAGGAGACAGTAGTAGAGTCCGTTTCGATAGTTCTTTCTATTTCGGTCAGTTCTATCACCTGACTTGCTGCTCTCGACACCACCTCTAAGGAAAAGTCGCTTCCAGCTGTATGGATTGTAAAGATTGAATCTGTATCTACTATCCCTCCAGAGGTTGCCGAGGTGTGGGTAATGTTGTCCCCAGACCATTTGTTTAAGGCTGCTCCATAGGTTGTAGTTGTGATCTCCTCTGTTATTTCTTGAGTTGTAGTTGTTGTACTGTTCATCGACCCTTGGGTGAAGTTTGGGGTCACAATTTCTGCTCTCGCTACCGTGGGTGATGCCAGTAGGAAGAGTAAAAGCCATTTTTTCATTCTTCCTTTTTTTTAGCCATAGGACAGTTTACGGGTTTGCCGTTCCCACTGTTCTTGTTTCCAGTGGTTAAGCCAAAAGTTGCAAGTGCTCCCGTAAAGACACTGGCAACGAACGTGATATCTGAGTTACCTGATTTCTTAACCATAGGTAATTCCACGTAATTCATAGTTATTATAAATCCTGACCATACTACAACGCCAAGTCTGACGAATGTTCCAAGGATCTGGATTTGATGTTCTTGATCCTCTGCAGCATCTTTCAGCTTTCCGAGGAGTCCTTTTTCTTTTTCTGGCGGTTTTCCTTCCATTTATCTACTTTTTTCTGTAGGAACTTTTGGATTTGTTTTTTAAGTTTATCAAATAGAGGTGTAGCTAAGGTGGTAGTGGCTACAGCTGCAACAGCTGCATAAGTAGCAGTAGCTACGACTTCTGCACTGGGTAAAGGTATGTCAATATCTACAACAGGTATCGTGTAATCACGTTTCTCGGTTTTAGTTTCCTTCTCTTCTTTCTCTTTAGGAGGCTCTTCTAGCTTTATTCCTTTAGGAGCTTTTAGACCACTAGGAGGGATAACAATAGGTGGAAATACTGGCATCTCTCCTTCTGGAACTTCAAAAGGTATTTCAAGTAAAGGTGGGCTTTCTACAAAATCTTTTGAACTTGGAAACTTCATGGATGGAAGTTTCATTTAAGCATGGGCGTAATAGATGTATCTAGCATTTGAGCCATTAAAGCTCAAAGCTGTTGATTGAATAGTGAATCCATCTGAATCTAAATCTATATAATCTAAAAGGTTTTGTGAAGACTCTGCTGAATCATAATTTAATCTTAAAGGACGTTCACTACCTGAATTAATACCTCTAGTAGTGTCAAACATAGACCAACCTCCACCATATCCATCAGCTCTATGTGCGGGTTTAATTAAGATAAATCTAGGTTGAAATCCTGTTGTTATAGAATGGTTACTTGAACCCGTGCCGCTGTAATGTCCAACCTTGCTGACGCCGCTAACGCTGCTAAACAGCACTGCTAGCATTGACTTTTCAGAGCCATTAGTTTCTCCTTGAATTCCAACAGTAAAATGTGTAGATGTTGGTGCTGTATCATTCCACCATTCATTATGGTCAAATTCAGGATTATCTGAATTAAGTCTTATAACATATTGTTCTGGGTTAGTTCCATTATTCAAGCCTTTATGATATACCCCCCAGTTTTCTGAAGCATCTCTATTTTTTATCCATATCATTTCTGGCACAGCGTTCAATCCGTGCGGCACTTGTAAATTATTTATATTTGTGCCTTCAAACAAAACCGTATCAAAACCGGCGTGTCTCTTCCACATCCATGATTGAACTCCACTATCGTGACCATCTTCACTCCAACCTACATTGCTATCAAATGTAAGATTACTAGCATTTGTTTGAGTTCCTGTTGTATTCAAGAATAAATATTTCCCACTCATTTGCCTAGCTGATGTGTACCAATCATAAGTACCTCCAACTGATTTATAAAAAGCAAAATCAACAGCAAATCCACTGTCGTAGTTAGGAATAGAACTACTTTCGCTACCTGTATCCATAGCAAAGCACTTAGTCGCATCCTCAATTGGTTTGCCGACATACCCATCGCTTCGCCTAATTGCTATATACATATATGTTTTATCATTACCATTCCAAAAACCTCCAGTTGTTTTTATTCTAAAACCTGTAGAAGTTAATTCTAAAGCTTCAAAAACATCGTCTGCAGTACTAGCACCGGGATTTAAGATTGCATCATTTCCACCAGCACTATTAATTCCTCTCATACTGTCAACTACGCTCCAACTACCAGTATCGCCCTCAATGATTTTTACCATGATCCACTGAGGTTCCCAACCCAAAAAGATTTCTGGTCCCTTGGAGTTTCCATTTCCAATATAAGTACCGCACTTGACTACATTTTGATCACCTCCTTCTCCAAATTTAAAACCAGCAGGGTCATCGAAGGGGCTATCTATGCTTGCTGCTATTGTACCTCCACCACTAGTGGTAAGCGTTGAAGGGGAAACACTTGTTCCTGTAATAGATGAATTATTTAAACATAAAAGTTTGGTATTAGTTATGTTTGTTAATGGCTCAGTTGGTGGTCTAAATGATGATGTATAGACTGCTGTTCCTTTTACAACACGTAAATTTGAAATTTCTCCATCAAAAAAATTACCAGCAGCACGACCAATTGCAATCCTATTTCCAGTGTAATTAGTAGTGTCAGTTATTGAAATTTGTTCAGTACCATTAACATATAATTTTGATACTCCTGAAGATCTAACATAAGCGAGGTGATACCAAACACCAAGATTTATACCAGTTACCTTAGTAGTATCACCTGATCCAGAATATATATCCCATCTTCCTTCGTGGTCGTTTGTGTTATGGCAATTAGCAGCAATAGCTATTGTACCTGCTTTAGTATTATCAAAACCTGTAGAACCACTAGAAATCTGAAAAAGACCTCCTTCAACGGGACTTTCTAAACGACCCCAACATTCGACAGTAAAATCTCCTGTACCCATCGTAAAATCACTACTCGTAGAATCAGAATAAATCCAATGACTACTTGAAGATTCAAAATCAACAGACCTTGCAGTAGCGGCTGCAGACGTACCTCCTGCAAATATATAAGCTATATAACTATTACCACTACCATTAACATCATTACTTGTTCCTAATGCAAAAGTAGTAGCTGTTGGTCTTGCTGATCCACTTAATTGTCCACCAAATTTAGCTTCGTTTGCATATTTTGCGGCCTCATTATTTATTCTAATATATTCTTTAGCATCAAAATCCCTGTGCCATACCGTCCAATCTGTATTGTCTGATGACGTACACTTGATTATAATTAGACCGGGTACACTTCCAAGATCATGGGAAATGCTTCTTGGTGCTGAAGCATTCCCTGTCCATGTAGCAATTGTAAACATGGATGATTTACGAAAAGTCCAAGCACACATATCTTCTCCATTACCGTTTATATCTCCATAGTCTTGATTAAAAGAAAAACCATTGGTTAAATCAGTCCATTGCCAGTTTCTATCACTTTGATCATTACTTGACTGAGGCAGTAGATAGTAAGGAGCACTAGGAGCACTTCCAGTTTGTCCTCTAACAGTATCTATTATTTTTGGATCATTATTAGCAGTATCCCTATTTGAAACCCAAACCATTCCTTCGTTATTTACAAGATCAATGCCAGTTGTCATTGTTTGAGTAGCTGAATTTGATCCATTTCCTATCCATAGGTGCGTGCTGAACACATCGTCCATATAAACTTTGTCCTTAGCACCTATGCCAAGCATTAATTGTTGTATTGGTGTCATATCAGCTCAACCCCGCACCTGAGATGTAGGCAGTACTAGCCGAATGAAACCAAATAGTAGCCATTCCTCTACCAGCTAAAGTTCTATTTCCAGTTGAGGCATCAGCCGAGTT